GTTCCGCACCTGTTGTGTTGAGTTAGGACACATAGTCCGTCCGTCCATGAAGTGCAAAGCGAACAACTGCGACAGACTGGCCATCACGAAGGGCTGTTGTCACAGGCACTATATGCGCCTTTGGCGCGGGAGTCCCTTATGCGAGAGAAAACATGATCCGCGATTGGATCGTCGGTGTGAAGTTCCTGGATGTTCCGAACGCCATCTCGCAAAGGGGATGTGCGCCAGGCATTTGTACCACTGGAAGCAAACAGGCCGCATCGACCCTCAATGCTCTGCCTCCGGCTGCGTGAGGTTTGGAACACGTAACGGGTTATGCCGCCACCATTTTTCTGTCTTTACCACGAAACCGCGTGATTGGATGTGGTGGGGCCGAAAGGCCGCGGATGTCGCACGGTCGGCGTCTCGTTGGAATGAGAAAAACCTATGGGAGCGCTGGTGCAATAGGAAATCCAGCTGCACGGCGAGAAGGGTAGTCGTTTCTGGTTACGCGAGCCTGCCGCCAACAACATGGAAAGAGTCCACGATAAGGATGATGCGACGTGCATGTCGAGAATTCTGTAGACAAGGTTACGATCGGTGGTCCGTTTGGTGTGCCTCCAAGCAACGGAAGGCTTATGCCAAAGATCACGGCCAAAAGACTGCGGTTCTTGCTGGAGAACCAGAGATACAAGTGTGCCATGACCGGGTGGGATCTCACTCCGGAAACGGCGACGATCGATCATGTGATTGCGCTGTCTAAGGGCGGAAAGAACACTATGGATAACGTCCAGATTGTCCATTCCCTTGTTAACCAAGCGAAACACACCATGAGTATGCAGCAATTCGTCGAGATGTGCCGAGCGGTCGCGGCGCATGCGGATCGCAAACCAGACTAGCGGCTACATTAATGCGGGCACGCAGTGAACAGAAAAAGTATAACGCAGTTTCCGAACGCCAGCGAGACGTCGAACGAAAACGCCGCACCCGTTCCGCTTCTCGCGTCGTCACCATTCCTCCGTGCGCCCACCCCACCCTCCGCGCCGAACTGGAACAGGACGACTGCGACTGGCTGCGGTGGTACTTCGGCGATTTATTTTGGTACGACTTCACGCTCCAACAACGGGCGATGATCGCGGCAATTCGTGATGCAATTAGGTTCGGTGGGGATCAGGCGTTGGCGGCAAGCCGCGGTGAGGGCAAGACGAAAATCTTCGAGCGTACGCTGCTGAAGCACATCCTTGCGGGCACTGTTTCTTTTGCGGTACTCTGCGCCGCTACTGGCCCCGCCGCCCAGGATAGCTTGGCGTCGATCAAGGACGCCTTGGAGACGAGCGACAAGCTGCTGGCTGACTACCCTGAAGTCTGCGTGCCAATCCGGGCCCTTGAGAACACGCCAAACCGCGCCCATTACCAAGTTGTCAAGGGGAAGCGGCACGACAACGGCAAGGCGTTTGCCGCAACCCCAAGTCGCTTTGTGTGGTGCGGCCGAGAGGTCACGCTGCCGCGAGTTCCAGGTTCCCCGTCTGCTGGTGCGGTTATCGCTACCCGGGGACTGGACGCTGCTATCCGGGGCCTTAACAAGTTCAACCGCCGCCCCGATGTTGTGGGAATCGACGATCCAGATACTGAGGAATCGGTGGCCAGCGATGAGCAGGCGGACAAGCTGGAGAAGCGGATAGACCGCGGGATCGCCGGGCTTGGTGGCCAACAACGCTCCGTCGCCCGCGTGATGCTGACGACCCTCCAGCGCGTGCGGTGCGTCTCCGCGAAGTTCACCGACCCGAAGCAGAAGCCGACGTGGAAAGGCCGGCGTTTCCGATTCCTACTCAAGCAGCCGGCGCACCCAGACCTTTGGGAAGAGTACATGAGCCAGCGACGGTCTGGCATGGAGGAAACGGATTCCGAGGGTAACGCGATAGACCCGCTCGGCAGGCGGGCACATGCGTACTACCTCGCGAACCTCGCGCCAATGAACGAAGGCGCCGAGGTCGCCAACTCGAACCGATTCAACGCGGAACTCGCTCCCGATGGCTCGCAGATGGAGGTGTCTGCGTTGGAGCGGTACTACAACGAGGTGGCACGCATCGGCCAAGAGGCGGTGTCCACAGAGTACGACAACGACCCTCCGGATGAAGCGGAACCAGAAGAATCCGGCATCACGGCCCACCGAATCCAAAAGCAAGTCAGCGGTCACGCCCGCAAGGAGATTCCTCCTGGGTGCGCGATGCTGACTATGGGCCTCGACGTTCGCAAGGTTGCGTTGCATTGGGTGGTTCGGGCGTGGGACGTAGACAATGCCAGGAGGCTGCTGAAGGCTTACACGATCGACTACGGGGTTACTGAGGTCTATGGCACGGAGGTAGGCACCGACGAAGGGCTGGATAACGCCCTGATACGTGCCCTCCACGCCAGGCGATACGCGATTGAGTCGGAGCCCTACTGCCGGTCCGATGGCTCGGTTGTGCCGGTGCAACTTACGCTGGTGGACGCTGGGTGGCGTACTGAGGCGATCTATCGTTTCTGCGCGGAGGCCGGATTGGCCTGGAGGCCGGCGATGGGATTTGGCAAGTCCGCTGGCTGCGCTCAGGCAAACTTTAACGCGCCAGCGACGGTCAGCGACACCAAGAAGCCCGGGGACCGCTGGTTTCTCTCCCGCCGGCCAAACGGGACTTGGCTGGTGTGCATGGACTCCGACCACTGGAAGGCGTGGGAGCACGATCGGTGGATGACCTCTCCGGACAAGCCGGGGTCGATGGCGCTTTTTGGGTCTGAACCCGACCGCATGGACCCGCATTACCGTCCCGACCGGTTGAGTTCCGACCAGAAGGGGCACTTTTCCTACGCCAAGCATATCACGGCCGAGGTGGAGGTTGAGGAGGTCGTCAAGGGACGGCTGAAACGCTACTGGAAGTCGAAGAACGACAACAACCACTACCTTGACGCGAGCTATATGTCGGACGTGGCGGCGTCGATGTGCGGCCTGGTGACGTTGGTTGCGCCGCCGAAACAGAGAAAGCCTCCGCAGGACCGCCCCTCCGCCGCCCAACTAGCCGCAAGGTGACCATGACCCGCCGTCCTCCCCATGAACGACCGACCGCGGCAGAACTGGCGTTGACCGTCCTGCCGAATATGACGCGCTGCCCGAAGTGCGGCGGCCGACGGTGGGTGGTTTCGACGCAGGGGGAGGTGCAGTACAGGAAGTGCAGTAGCTGTGGCGACACCAGTAAGACGCTACGCATCGCGCCGCCGCAAAACAGCAATGCCCATGATTGATGGTTTACAACTGTTGTAAACCATGCACTACGCAAGCCCAAGGAATGCGGTAGCATATACATAGACAACCAGACTCGGGCGAAACCCTGGATTGATCCCCTGGGGAATTAGCAACATCAAGGCTGTACGGAGCCGTTACCTCCGCGCAGCCTTTTTTGTTGCGCTCGCTCGGGTCTGGTTGCCTTTTTGGAGCACTCTATGGCAACGCCTACGACCATCAGCGAAGCGATCGAAAACGCGGCCCTGTCCGGCATCTCCGAGGTCGAAGTCGCTGGCCGCCGTGTCAAAGCCATGACGATCGACGAGCAGATCAAGGCCGCGCAGCACGCCGCGACGACCACCGCCAAGACGCGCAATCACCTCGGCATGATGTTCCGCACCTTTCAGCCTGGAGGTGGCGGTTGAGCATTTTCGGGGCATTTCGGCGATTGTTCAGCGGTCGGTCGCGTTCGGCGGTAAACGCATCGCCATCGCCCCGCATGATCCGCGCCAGCTACGATGCCGCCCAGACTACGACCGACAACACCAACCATTGGGCGGCGGCTGATTCGTACGACGCGGACAGTGCCAACAGTCTTAGCGTTCGCAAAACGCTCACCAAACGCTCGCGGTACGAGTGCAACAACAACGGGCACGGCAAGGGGATTGTTCTGACCCAAGCCAACTACGTTATCGGCCGCGGCCCGCGTCTCGACATTCGTACGCGAAGCGAGGGATACAACTCGATGGTTGAGGCGGCCTGGATTCGCTGGACGAATCGGGTCCACTTTGCTCGCAAGCTCCGCACGGCTTGCAAGGCGAAGGTTGGCGACGGCGAAGGCTTTATTATCGCCCGCAACAACCCGGCCCTCCGCGACCCGGTCAAGCTGGACTTGGTCGGCACCGAATGCGAGCAGGTGACAACGCATCAGTTGCCGTGGGGCGAAGTCAACCACATCGACGGAATCAAGTTCGACGAGTTCGGCAACCCGCTGTCTTACGATGTGCTCCGCTACCACCCCGGTGGTGAGTGGTCGTATCTCGCGTCGCAGTCCGAAGAGGTTCCCGCAAAGTTCGTGCTCCACTGGTTCCGCGAGGACCGGCCTGGGCAGCATCGCGCAGTCCCTGAACTCTCGCCCACGTTGGGCCTGTTCGCGCCGAACCGACGTTTCCGCGAGGCCACGGTGGCAGCCGCTGAGACTGCCGCGGACTTCGCTGCCGTGATGAGGACTAACGCATCGCCGAGCGAAGAGCCGGACGCGGTGCGCCCATTTACGTCGGTGCCGATTGAGAAGCGGACGCTGACCGCATTGCCATTTCAGTGGGAGATGCAGCAACTCCGCGCGGAGCATCCCAACGCCACCTACGACACGTTCGTACGCTCGCAAATCTGCGAGGAATCCCGGCCGCTCAACATGCCGTACAACATCGCGGCGTGCGACTCGTCTGGATATTCATTCAGTGGCGGAAGGCTCGACCACCTCACCTACTTCGTGAGCGTGGATGTGGAACAAGCCGACTGCGAGGACATGGTTCTTGACCCGCTTTTTGAACTGTGGTGGGCCGAGGCGATTCTGACGTACGGCTGGGTCGGAGACGCGGAATTCCCGCCGACGCATGAGTGGGTTTGGCCGGCTCGCCCGCAGATAGACGACCTCAAGACGGCTAACGCGAGGGAAGTCGGGCTCGGAACAGGAAGCGTCGCTCCATCCGACATTCTCACCGAGGACGGTCGCGACTGGGAAGTTCACGTTGCGAAGCTCGCCGAAGACTATGGCGTGTCCGCGGAAGAAATCAAGCGGGCACTGTTCGAGGTCAACGTCTTGTCGCGATCCAAGCATCCGCAAGAACCATCGGCTGATTCCCAGGACGAACCGCCGCCGCAACCGCGGAATGGCAACGCAATCAACCGCGTCCGCGCAAACGGACACAATCGGCTTCTACACACCAATGGGAGCGCACGCCCATGAGTATTCACAGCAAGCGACACCGCAAGGCCCGGTTGATTCAAGCCAAGGCGGACGCTCTCAAGGGAGAAATGATCCGCGCCGACGGAGATGGGGTCGAGTGGGTTCAAGCCGAAGCCGCCGAGGGCCAGACGAAGCCCAAGAAGTACACCATCAAAGCCTACAGCGGCGGGATTCTCCGCGTCTCGCGTTACGAGGCCGGCATCGTCGTTGACCTAGCGGGGATGGTAGCCAATACGCCTGTCCCGAATCTGCTGGACCACGATGCTACCGCAATCGTCGGACACGCCGACGAGGTCAACAACAGCGGCTCCAGCCTATCGGTATCCGGTGTTGTTTCTGGTGTTGGCGACGCGGCCGACAAGGTAACCGCGATGGCTGCCAACGGTTTCCCGTGGCGCGCGAGCGTTGGCGTCGTGCCGCTTGAGCTTGAGTGGGTCGGAGAAGGCGTCATCGCGAAGGCCAACGGCAAGACGTTCAAGGGCCCCGTCTACATCGCGCGCAAGAGTGAACTCAAAGAAGTTAGTTTCGTGGCGGTTGCGGCCGACGGTCGCACTTCCGTGAAGGTCGCGGCGACCGCCGCTCAACCAGTTCAGGAGAAAGAAAACATGAACTTTGAACAGTGGATCGAGGCCATGGGCTTGGTTATGTCCGAGCTGCGCGACGACCAAAAAGCCAAGTTGCAAGCCAAGTACGACGCGGAGATCAAGGCCGCAGCGGACAATCACGCCCAAGAGATCGTAGCGGCAGCCGCGAAAAACGATCCTCCGCCCGCGCCGCCGAAAGTCGAAGCTCCGAAGTTCGACCTGGATGGCGTGTTGCTGGCGTGTGCCACGCACGATACCGCTATCGAGGCGTCAGCCGCGAAGTACATCGACAAGATTGCCGCCGACAAGATGGCAAAGATTCAGGTCGCCGGTCGGTCTGCGTCTCTCGAATTGAAGGCGAAGGCCCTCAAGGAGAAGTGGGCGCCAGCCCGGCTGGAAGCCGAGCAGATCCGCGCGGCAGCGATGTTCGAGGCGGAACTGATGCGGGCCGAACGTCCGCAAGGTCCGGCGATTCACGCCAGTAGCCGCGATGGCATCTCTGGCGATGTGCTGTCTGCCGCGATTCTCGCCAGCGGACGGATTGCGAAGCCGGAGGACCATTGCAGCGAAGCTAGCTTGGAGGCAGCGCACAAGCAGTTTCCTCGCGGGATCGGCCTGCAAGAACTCATCGTGGCTGCCGCCAGGGCCAACGGCTGGAGCGGCTACTCGTTCAAGCAGGACGCATCCGCGTGCATGCGGTTTGCGTTCGCCCCGATTCAGGCTGGTGGCTTTTCCACCGTTGCCATCACCGGCATTCTCTCGAACGTCTCCAACAAGTTCCTGCTGGAAGGGTTCAACTTCACGGAGCAGGCGTGGCGACAAATCGCCTCGATTCGGCCGGTCAATGACTTCAAGACCTGCACCAGCTATCGCATGACAGGGGCCACGACCTACAAACTTGTGCCTCCTTCCGGCGAGATCCCTCACGGCACGCTGGGCGAAGAGAGCTACACCAACAAGGCCGATACCTACGGCCTGATGTTGGCCATCAACAGGACGGACATCATCAACGATGACCTTGGTGCCATTTCCGCGGTGCCCCGCAACCTCGGCACCGGTGCCGGCCGGACGCTCAACCACATTTTCTGGACGGTCTACCTCGGCGCTCAGGGGACGCTATTCACGGGCGCCCGCGCGAACTACTTCAGCGGTGCCAGCACCGCCCTGTCCATTGCCTCGCTCGGCACGGCCGAGCAGATGTTCATGGACCTCAAGGACGCCGACAGCCAGCCGATTGGCCACACGCCGGCGATCTTGCTCACGCCGACTGGACTCAGCGCGACCGCCGCGTCCTTGTTCAGTTCGACGGAGATTCGCGACACGACTACCAGCACGAAGTACCCCGTCGATAACCCGCACAAGGGCAAGTTCCGTCCGGTCGTGTCCCGGTACATGGGCAATAGCAGCTACACCGGCTACAGCGCAACGGCCTGGAATCTCCTCGCTGATCCGCGGGAAGTATCCACCGTCGAGGTGTGCTTCCTCAACGGCCAGCAGTCGCCAACCATCGAGCAGGCCGACGCGGACTTCGACACGCTCGGCGTGCAGATGCGCGGCTACTTCGACATTGGTGTGAACTACCAGGATTACCGCGGCGGCGTCCGTTCCGCCGGAGCGTGATTAGTGCCATCTATCGCCTAGCAAACAACTACCGAACCAATCAAGGAGAAAAAGACAATGGCTCAAACGCCTTGCAAAAGAGTGAGTGAAGGACTCCGCGTGCCGCACACCTTTTCCGCTGACGCAGCGGTAGGCGATGTGGTGGAGATCGGCACCGTTCCCGCTATCGTGGCGGCAGCGGTTGACTATTCCGAGCAGCCAATCGGCACCGTGGACTTCGGCGGCATGTGGGATGTCCCGCAGGTTGCTGGCGTCATTACGGCCGGCGATGCGGTGTACTGGGATAGCGACGGCAGCCCGTACGGCGGAACCACCAGTTCCGGGTGCGCCACCGGCACCGCTGGCAGCAACAACCTGATGGGACTTGCCGCACCGACGCAGCCCAACGGCACGACCGCAACGACCGCAACGGACTCCTACGTCCGCGTCATCATGACCGCCGCCAAGCGGACGGCGACCATCGCCGGAAGCGTGACGGCCAACGACATCACCGGGTCTGATACCGGGCTTGGTATCGCCGGTAAGGCCGGATCATCCAGCGCGGGCGGAACCGTGGATATCGCTGGCGGTGCTGGAAGTACCGGTGCTGGTGGTGCGGTGTCGATGACCGGTGGAGCCGGTGACGCTGCCGCTGGTGGTGCTGCCAGCGTTGTTGGCGGAGCCGGCGGCGCTTCGCAAGTTGGCGGTGCCGTGGCCCTGACCGGTGGAGCGCCGGCAAGCGGTAACGCGGCTGGCGGCACTGCGGCGGTTACCGGTGGAGCAGGCGTCGGAACCGGAGCCGGCGGTGCGGCAAGCATCACTGGTGGAGCAAGCGGCAATGGGGCTACCGGCAACGGTGGTGCCGTTACCGTGGTTGGCGGGGCAGGAACGTCCACCGCTGGCGTCGGCGGTGCCGTGACGATTACCTCTGGTGCTTCCGCTGGATCGAGCGGCACGGCTGGTGCCGTAGCCATCGACTGCGGTGCCGCATCTGGTGGCACGGCTGGCGCCATTACCATCGGCGGAACGAACGCCGGTTCGATTACCCTCGGAAAGATGCCGATCATCCCGTCGGCGACCGTCGCCGCGACCGGTGCCGCTCAGGCGAACGCGGCGGCCATTGCGTCGGGGTTCACCCTCGTAACCGCGGCCGACGCCACCACGGGCGTAAAACTCCCCGCCGCTGCTGCTGGTTTGGTGTGCATTATCAAAAACGCCGACGCTGACAATGCGGTTCTGAAGGTGTGGCCGAACACGGCCGACGCGATCAACGCCCTCTCGGCCAATGCGTCTCTGGATATGGCCGCCAAGACGTCCGCGGTGCTGGTGGCGTACAACGCCACCACCTGGTACTCCATCCCATTGTTGCCGTCCTGACGCAGGCGGCAACTGCAAACGAGGAGATGGCGCGTTTCTCCCGGGCGCGCCCCTCCTCGATTTTTCCTGCCGGGAGTCGGGGTGTTTTATGCGTCATTCGGTGTTTCTAGGGTTTCCGGGTAACTCGATGTCGTTCGCGACATCCTGGGCATTGTGGAAGGCAACGAACGGCTCGCACGATATCACGGTCGCGAACTCCGCGGGTTCATGGGACAACTTCAACTCTTTATGGGCGACGGCGATTAACGCCAAAGAGGCGGGAACGGTGGACATGACGGCACAAATGCACGGAGACATTGAGGTAAAAATGCCCGACTCCGCGACATCGTCGCCGTCTACGCCTCACTGGCTCGACATCTGCCTTGAGGAGATGGAACGAAGAGACCTGGCGATTCTGTCTGTTGCGATACCCATTAAGGACCATCGTGGCGTTCTGTCGTGTGGCATCGGAGACCCAGCAGACCCGTGGCAACCGTTCCGCCGTCTGACGATGTACGAGTTGGCACAGTTGCCAGAGACGTTCGACGCGGCGGATATCGCAGAGGTGCATGGGCATCATCGCGGCTACTACGACGGACATCCCTTGCTGCACAACAACGGACTGTTCGTTGCGGATCTGCGCAACCCGGTGTTTCATCGGACCGACGCCAATGGCGACTTGGTTTGCTGCTTCAACTTCCCAAAGAAAATCGGACGCAAAGGCGGGCGATGGCGAGTATTTGGTGAGTCGGAGGACTGGTTCTTTTCTCGGGCCGTCGCGCTGCCGGGAGCCAGGACGGCCATTACCAAAAAGATTCGTTTGGATCACAAGGATGGCGGCACGCCATACCCAAACTATGGCGTCTGGGGTTCGATGCAGCACGACGAGCACACGACCGAGAAATGGAAAGAGCGGGAGGCACGCGAGCAGGTTCAGCAACGCGAGACCGCTGCGAGTATGCAGTGCGACTACTACATCGGCGCGTCGCCGGAAAACGGCCAGTTCGGATTCCGTGAGGTGCCTGGGGCGCTTACGGAGGTTTGTGTATGACAGACCTTCTGGGTGCTGGCGAAACATGGTTGTCGCAAAAGCTCAATGATGATGCGGCGATTACGGTAACGCTGACGCTTGGAGCGGCTAGCGGGTCAATCGAGGCGACGATCGGCGAGACGACGTTTCGGACGTACGACGAGCGGAAAGCTGTCACGAGTTATCAGTCAAGGGACTACGAGTTTAGCGCCGCGGACTTTGTGGACATTATCGGCGCGGTGACACCAACAGAAGGAATGCTAGTCGCGGAGACGGACGGCGGCGTTACGTACCAATACGCCGTTGGCGCGCCGAAAGGAACTCGCTGCTGGGAGTACGTTGGCACAAAGCGAGAACGGATCAAGGTGCACACGAGGCTGTACGGGAAAGCATGACGAACCCATTCCTTGTACTTCAGAACGTCGCAGACGCCGTTGTTGGCGAACTCAACAACGCTGCGGCCGGTACGTTTTCGATGGCGTTCAACGCGGCACGTACCTACGACACCGAGCTGAAGCTTGAGGAGGACGCGGCGAAGGCGCTATCCGTGCAAGTGCTGTACGGCGTGCCGGAAGTCGAGATGGTCACAACGAGCCGCTTCAGCGTGCATTGCCCCGTAGAGGTCGCTGTCCGCAAGCAGTGTTTGGTGACAAACACTGCTGGAATAGATTCGCTGGTTTCGCTGGCTGGAGAGGTGTACGCCTATCTCGCCAGCAATGCCAGCGCCGGAAATCCGCGCGTTCTGGCGGACTACACGACAGCGTGCTGGGAAGACGTCGAAGGCGAGACTAACCAGCCGGTCCCGTACGATCCTGACTTGTTGAAAGAATCGAATCAGTTCGCGTCCGTCCTCCGGTTCAGATATGTGGTACACGCATGATCGGTTTTAGCTTCCGACATACCGACGAAACTAGCCGCGTCAAGAAGGCTGCAAACGATGCGTCTTTCAGGAACCTGGGACACGCTGCCGCGTCGATTCGGCTGACGGCCAGACGGCTGATTAAGAAAAGCAAAAGCTATGCCGCGGCGGGAGAACCTGTTCGTACACGCGATCGCCGTTTGCCAAACGCGATCGTATACGACGTGAGTAAAAACAAGCAGTACGCCATCGTTGGTCCGGCTTATTCGCTGGCCGGTCCGGTCGGTGGAGCGCACGAACACGGCGGCATGTTTCGCCGGCGGCGGTATGACAAGCGTTCGTTTATGGCACCATCCCTCGATCGCAACACCCTTCGGTTCGCCACGTCTTTCGGTGGCTCAATCGGATAGTACCCAAAAAAAGGAGCACGAAATATGTCCGAGTATGCCATGGGCTATGCGGGCCCGGTCTATTACGGAGCCGCCGGCAGCACGGCAGCCATCAAGGTCGTCAACAGAACCGACTGCACGGTGAACTTCTCGACGGAGAAGGGCGAGACGACCGTAGCCGGCGACGGAACTGCCGTCCCTATCAAGACTGAATCGCCAACGTGTCGCATCGTGTCCATCGACCTGACGACACTTGACAGGTCGGACGATGCGACTGTTTCCGCAATGAAAGCAGCGGCCATTGGATGTACTGCCGTCGCGATCAAGACGGAGTTCTTCGATGGCGACTGCAACGTGGACCTGAAGACGACACTGCCACTCAAAGGCGAGAAGACGCAAGGCTTCACGCTTTCGCCGCGATACGTGACTCGGGTTCCCGTGTTGGCCTACTAGCGAACATCGCCGAATGTCGTACGCACGCACACAAACCGGACAACTATAAGCGAGGATACAACCCATGGCCAGTGGAACCATAGCCACGGTGGTGTCGATTGGCGGCACCACAATCAACCGGACTGCCGAGCGGACCGGAGATCATGCGAATATCTACGAGGTCGCGCTTCCGGCCGGAGAGGCGGGAACGCTTTCGACGCGCACGGACGCCAATACAGGCGTCATTACCTCCGCCAGTCACGCTATTACAAACGCGGCGAAGGTTGACGTGTTCTGGGATTCCGGCGGGTGCCGTTACGGAATGGACGTCACCTCCTACGACACTAACACTGTCACCCTGGACGGAGGCAACGGTGATGATCTTCCTGACGCGAATGCGGCGGTCACCGCAACACAACAGGTCCAGATCCTAACCGCCATCGACGGCGATAACGTGCAGCTTATCGGCATCTGCCTGGAGACCGGCGACCAGACTATCGGTAGTGGCGGGCACGTGGATTTGCAGGATTCCACGAATGCGACCATTGAGGCGATCGAGCTGACCGCCAACTCTCCGTGGTCATGGGACTCCAACAGCGGGATCACAAACCCGCTGACCGGCAACCCCATCACCCAGTGCTACGCAGCTAACGGCAATAACACTACGGCCGGCACACTCAAGATTCTTTCACTGGAGGATTCTACCCCATGACGACTTTCCGGGATGACGCGGACCGCGAGTGGGCTATCAAGCTCAATATCGGGACCGTGGAGCGAGTGCGGAAGGCGCCTGGTTCGCAATTCAACCTCTACGACACTGCGTCTCTCGTTACTCCGACGGGGGCAAACGCTGACGATCCTGCGGAGAGAAAGCCGCTGGCTGAGGCGTTGGCTTCCGATTTGCCTTTGTTTTGGGAATTGTTGTGGTGCCTCTGCGAACCGCAGGCAACCGCCAGACAGGTCACGCCTGAGCAATTCGGCGAGGCGATGGCAGGGCGTTGCCTTCTGGCTGCACGAAACGCATTCCGCGACGAGTGGTCGGATTTTTTCCGTCAGATTGGGAGGTCCGATTGCGCTGCGGTCCTCCTGAAGCAGAGGACGTACGAGACGAAGGCGCTAGCGGTTCTGGAAATGAAACTGGCGGACCCGAGGCTGAAGGAAATCGACCAGGAGGTGGAGAGGGCGCTAGAGATTACCGCCGAGACGCAGCTTATCAACGCTCTGAACAGTGGACGTGGGAAGCTGCGGGAGTTGTCGGAATCCAGCCAAGCCAACTCCGGCTGATGACGTGGCGTGAACTGTGGCGGATGTGGGTAGGCAAGCGATCCGACGCATGGGACAGAGCAGCTAGCGTGTTGTCAATGCTGAGCGCTGACAACGTGTCGCCGTCGGTGTTCCATCCGTTCGAGCGCCACAACGCGACCAAGCGATCAGGCAGCACAGTCAGGGTCGAGTACAACGCCGACATTGCGAAGCAGATGTTTGCCCCGTTCAATAGGACATAGTTTACGCCATGGCGTCCGCTTCTGATATTCGGGCCGGCCGAGCGTTCATCGAGCTATACGTCCGCTCGGATCGTCTTGTCAGCGGACTCGACGCCATGAATCGTCGCGTGTCCTCATTCGGCCGCGGCATCCAGGACATGGCAACGAAGTTGCTTGGCGTGTCAGCACTCGGCGCTATTCCTTTTCTCGGCAGCCTCAAGGCGATTAGCAGCGTGGAGACGGAACTAGCCAAGCTGCGCGCTGCCGCCAATCCGACCGCCGAGGAATTCAAGAGGCTACAGCAGTACATCGAAAAGTTCGGTGCGACTCCTGGCATCGGTCAGGCCAATCTTGCGGCGGCGATGACCGAGCTTGTGAAGGCCGGTATGCCGTTGGCAAACGCCATGGACGGCGCTGGAGTGGCGGTGGTCAAGTTCGCCAAGGTGGCCGAAACATCCGTAGCCGACGCGGCGATCGTGGCGGCGGACATGAGCAAAGTATTTGGCGAAGACGTTGCAACCGCAATGGACATCCTTTCTCAGGCGGCGGATTCGTCGTCTGTTAGCCTGCGCGAAGTGACTCTGAGTATGAGTATGGCGTCTGCCGTTGCTGGCATGACGCACAAGGGTTTGCGTGAGACGGCCACGGCAATTGGGATTATGGGAACTGCCGGACTAAAGGGCAGCGATGCGGGAACGGCGCTTAAGACATTCTTCCTTCGCATAGCCGCTCCGGTGGATGAGGGCGCTAAGGCCATCGCTCAATTCGGATTGAACTTCCGCGACGCCGCCGGCAACCTCAAGCCGATGTCCGGAATCATCGACGAATTACAAGCAAAGCTCGGTGGCCTCGGTTCTGTAGCCAAGGACGAAGCGTTGCGTCGAATTTTCGGGACAGACGCCATTCGGCCCGCAGCAATTCTTTTAGCGAAGGGCACGAAAGGGTGGGAGGAGTTCTCCGGTCGCATGCGCGATGGCCTTCCTGTTGGCGAGAAATGGGCGATCGTAAGCGATACGCTGGCCGGACGCATGGGCAAGGTGGTCACCGTAGCAACCAACATAGGCATAGCCGTAGGAAAGTCGCTCGCTCCATACTCCAGGATAGCCGGCGACGCCTTTGTGTTGCTAGGTCAGTCGATGGTTGGATGGATAACCAACAACCAGGAAGCCGTGATAACTGCCGCTATGGTTGTCGCCATTGTGGGCGCGACAGGCGCCGCGCTCTGGTCGGCAGGGATGGCTGCCCGAGTGGCGGCCGTGGGATTCGGAGGACTGGCGATTGCGGCCCGTGCGGCAATGCTGCCGATGCTGTTGTTGCGTGGCGCTGCAAAACTACTGTCGTCGGCGGGCGGCATTACGAGCGCTGTCGGCGGCATAGCGTCTGCGGTGGTCCGGCCGTTTGTGGATATTGCCGCGTCGATTCCGGCAATACTCGGCGGCGCGTTTCGCGTGGCTGCTGGTATTGCCGGTATGGCGTGGTCCGCGGCTGCCGTTCTCTCGCGATCTGCATGGATGGCTCTATCTGCACTCGGACCGGCTGTAGGTGCAATCTGGACGGCGACAGCCGCAGTGGCGGGGGCAGCGTGGGCGGCAGTCGGCCCGCTTGTCTCAGCGGCATGGGCCGCTTCGGCTGCAATCACCGGAGTTATCTGGGCAGGCGCTGCGGCAATCGTCGGTCCGGCTTGGAGCGCTGCCGCCACGTTTGCGGGCTTCGTATGGTCAGGCGCTGCGGCTGTTGCTGGAGCGGTTTGGTCCGGTGCGGGCTCGGTGCTCGGACCGATTTGGGCAGGCGCTGCTGCTGTGGCCCAGACTTCGTGGGTTATTGCCGCGGCGATTGCGCACGCCGCGTGGGTTGGGATTCCGCTGTTAATTGGCGGTGGAATGGCGGCTGCTGCCGTTGCGATTGCCGCCGTATTGCCGGACATCGCGCGAAAAGCCGGAGGCATGTTTAGCGGCATGTCCGCGCAGGCCAGCGGGGCTTTTGCGACTGCGGGCAATGCGGTGTCGTCTGGACTTGGAAGCGCGATTGCATGGGTAAGCGAGAGGGCGTCCAGCCTATGGGGCGACATGAAGCAGGGCTTTGTTAATGTCACCAATGACGGAACATCGGCTTTCCGGTCTATCGCGGAGTCTCTCCGGTCTGGGGACATTGAAAACGCAATCTCCGTTGCCTTGGCGTTTGTAAAGCTCGAATGGGCGCGCGTGGTCAGTTGGGTAACCGGCAAATGGGCGACGCTCAGCAATTCGTGGGGAGAGGTCACGACTGACTTGGCTGTGGGGATGGTGTCAGCTTTGTCCACAATCAAGAGCGCGTGGGCGGACGCCGTTGCGTGGATTCAGAAAACGTGGGATTCCTTCAGCGTGTCGAGCTTCACGGAGAAGATTGCGGGCGTGCTGGCTCCCGTGTTCGCCAAGATTCAGGGGGTGAGCACAGAAGACGCCCGACGTGTTCTCACGGAGGACATGACGAGAGGTCGCGCCGCACTTCCCGGCAAGGGGGCAGAAATCGACGCCGCGGCGGAGCGATACAAGGCGCAGGCCAGGGACGAAGCAAAGTCGCGAATTGCAGATATTGAACGGCAGAACGCCTTGCGGCGACCTGGTCTAGCTGGAGATACCGCTGCCGCAGAGCAAGCCCTCCAAGACGCCCGCGACGCCTTCGAGGAATCGCAACTTGAGGCACAGCGGGTCGCCGCCAACAGGCGCATTCAGTCTCTGTTTGCAGGCGACCAAGCCGTAGCTGCTGGCGGCGGACTTCCTGGCGGTGGCGGTTCGTCGTTGGCTCCGGCTTCGGCCGCTACCATCGCAGCGGCAACCGCCGGAACATTCAATAAATCAGCGGCCTCAATGATGGGCGGAGGAGGTCCACAGGAACAGACGGCGAGGAATACCCTGCGAACCGTCGGGCTGTTGGTGCAGGGCATGGAAATCTCGCGTGAGTCGAAAGAATCGCTGATTAGACTCAACAAGCTTCTGGTGTTGCAGTAATGAACATTCGATGGGGTGAATCGCCGGATTCCGGGCAGATGACCGAGAATCCTCGTAGCACGAAGCTAAAGTACGTGCTGGAAGGCATATTCGACAAGGCAGTCGCCAGGGCTTACGCTGTCGCTGCAACGCCGTTGATTTACGACGGTCTTTTTCGGCAAGACGTACAGGTTGATTCCGGCGGCTTTCGCATTTGGCGAGTAACCGTTCCGTATGGGCCAGAAAAGCAGCAGAAACCTGGCGAGTACAAATGGAGCGTAGATACGACTGGCGGAACGTCGCACATCACTTCAGCGAAAACTCACGGAACCGACTACGCACCATCCGGGAAGACAGCGCCGAATCATGGCGGGGCGATCGGCGTTAAACAGTCCGGCGGGACGATGACCGTCGAGGGTTGCGACATCATCGTGCCGGCTTGCAAATGGACCGAGACATGGTCGCTCCCGAAAACGGCCGCGTCGTTCTCGTACATCGACACGCTAGAGGCGCTAACCGGACGGGTCAATGCTTCGACATTTCGCGGCAAGCCAGCGGGCGAGGTGCGATTCGATGGAGCCACGGGTGGCGGAAGTACCGCCGACCCGGATGCGGTGGAGTTCACGTTTCACTTCACCCGTAACAAATCGGTCACAAATCTGACCATCGACAACATCACCGGAATCAACGCAACCGGCTGGCAGTACCTTTGGATCGAGTACGAGCAGCAGGCGGATACGAATTCCAACACCGGCGTGCAGAGGGCAATGGCCGTTCACGTCGAAACCGTCTATGACTCCGAAAACTTCGCGATTCTCGGCATCGGAACGGGGTCTATCACGTGAGCGATCCTTATCGCAAGTTTTCTGCTGGCGACCCACCGCCTCACACGGTAGCCCGCGAAGACAAGATATCGGAGGTCTTGTCGTGGTACGCGAGGACTAAAGACAAGATTGGCGCAGCGGGCGGAGGTCTGGCGGCAGACGCCGGGTTAATCAACGTCCGTAACGACACAAACCAGGCTGTTGGCCAGTTTGCCATTTTGGGGATCGACGGCGTTGTGTTTACGCCAGCCGCAAACCTCCAAGGGTTCAAGAATGGACCCATTTTCAAGGGCGCGACGCCGACTATCGCCGCCCACGATGGAAACTTCTGTGTAACCGCCGCCCCGATCGCCGCCAACTCCATCGGCAAAGCTCGCGTAGTCGGTTTGACACCAGTGCAAATCTCCGTCACGAACGCTACCGCATGGTATGAGTACGCCGATGTCACCAACTCGAACACCGCAATCTTGACGCTGGTTCCGGCAGGACAAGCCAAGGTGATGTACAAGGAGTCGGAGAACTCCGGCACAACCTGGGCGTTGGTGGCTTTGGGAACGCATCCCGGAAATATTTCCGCCCGTGTCAAGCTTGATGAAGCGCTGACATCCGGCAGCGGCAACGGCGCGGCAGCCTCCGTATGGGACGGCGATCCGCTGGCCGATACCGGCAACAACCTTACCGCGTTTGACGGCGATTCTAACTGGTCGCTTGGCGGGTCGTCCAGTGCATCGTTTTCCGCGAACGCAACAGCCATCGTCACTTGGTATCCGGCGTCGCGTAAGTGGCAGCTTGAAAACGCTTCCTGCAATACTTCCTGACGAGAGTTAAGGACCAATATGGCAACAGGTTTACTCAAATACGTCGCTCCCACCGTCCCCGCCGCCCTCACCGGCTGGCTGGCCCCCGGCGTTTCGTTCACGGTCGATAACACCAACGTCGATTCGGATTTGACGGCGGCCGTAGTGCTCATCAGATTCACGGACAGCCCATACTTCTACAACGCGAAGGCGGACGGCTCGGACATTCGCTTTGTCGATGCGGCCGACACGGACCTGAAGCTCCAGCGGATCAGCTTCTCAAAGGGCACGGGCGTTGCCAGCGGCGCGTTTGCCGTTGTGTACGACGTGGACCACGATGCACCGACCGTGGTTCGCGGCTACTGCGGCAAGTCCGACGCAGCCGACACCAGCACAACGGACGTGTGGGACGCGAACTACAAGGGCGTGTGGCTGCTGGGCGAGACGGCGGCGGGTGCCGCTGGGGATTTCCAAGATTCCACGGCCGGTAACCACGATTCGACGAACACGGCGAACCAGCCGACGCATTCAACCGGCCTCGCGCCTGGCATCGGTGCAGCTACGTTTGCGAATGCTTCCTCTCAGCGGATTCAGTTCGCCAACGGGATCGTCGCTGGCACCACGGCGCTGACCATCGAGGGAGTCGGATACATCACGTCGTACGTAAACGACCGTTGCATCGCGTGCCAACGAGATGGAGCAGGCACCAACAACTGGCAGATCACGCTACTGACAGATGGCAATCTCCAGTTTTCGATTTGGGTTAGTGGCTCCCAGACGATGTTTTCCACAACGACGCCGTTCCCCACGAACACTCCATTCTATTTCGCCGTGACCTACGACGGTACGAACGTCAAGTGGTACAAGGACGGCGTACTCATCAACACAACTGCGGAAACCCGAACGATAGATTCTGCCAGCGTTCCGACATTCCTCGGGAACGACAGCTATACCGGCTACCTTGACGGCC